TTCTCTTTACTTTTGAGTGTGGAGATGGCTTCAAAGTAGTATCGTTGGAATGTAAAGCTGTCTCGTTTTTTGTCCATACTCAGTCCTCTTTATAGCGTTTGTTCCATGCTTCGATGGCTTTTCCCTTGCCAAATGTTGCAGAAGTGCTCACCCCGCATTTCCCGCAGACTACCCAACTAGCCATGTCAACGTTAAGTGGATGAATCACTTTTACAGTCGGTGGTTCCGCACCGCAGAACGGACATCTCTTGAGTTCTGTCACTTTCTAAATCCCTCTCTTGTTCTCGTGATTCGCTTATGTGCCTTGACAGGCCTTGCGCCTTTGCCGTACGCTGGGCGGATATGCTTCGCCTTAATGTATCCACAAGGCGGCTTCGGCCCAAAGTCGAAAAGGCTCAAGTCCATAATGATGATGCCAAACTTTTTGTTCGTCATGTTTACTGCTCCTTACGCATACCATTTCGGTGCTTCGTTAAAGATTTCCACGCCTTTCGCAAATCCCAGCTTTTCTAAGGTTTCGCACATGATGCCGTCCATAATGCTATGAACAATTTCCTCGTCATCGCCGTACTTACGGTACGCTTCCTGCATTTCTGTCGTGAATGCGTCAATCATATCTTGCGTAACAACGATATTGTTTTCCATAAGCCCTCCTATACCATCGGAAACGCCATCCAATACGTCACCGTCACATCTTTTGGCAGTCTCTCGCCTATCTCATCCCAGAACTGACCGTCTGCGTAACAGCCAAGAAAGTACGCTGTCGGCGAGATTCATTGCAACAAATTTCCATTTTTGTCACGCCACGTTTTCTTAGTTGCAAGCAACAAAGGTGCCGCGGTTCGCTTGCCGGATGCCAAATGGTATTAGCCATTTTTATACCCCGCAGTAACAAGAACGACTACACATCCAATTAAGAAAATAGCAACATTGATAACCACACAAGCAACAGCCTTGATAACAGTGCTGTCAATATATTCATCCAAAGTGTTCCAAAGGATATATCGTTCAAACAGATAAATGGGAGATACAAACAATATACCCACCATCGTTGTCAAAACGATGCCTAAAGCAACTTCATATATCGGCATTGCCCTTTCTCCCTTCAATCTCCGTCCCATACACCGTCAGGCCGCATCTTTGCAAACGCCAGCAAACCATACAAAGCGCGTTTGGCGTTGCCCTCTGTGGCGTTCCAGTAGTCGCTATCGTCCACATCGTCACCTAGTGCGGAGATGGCCTTTTCAAGCATTGGAATGCTTTCTGCGCCTGTTTTGCCATAGATAGAGCGGATGCCGTTCTCACCAAACACTTCCGGTTGATAATAGAAGTGACCGTAATTATAGGTGACGTTGAGCCACAGTTCTTTCGTTCCGCCCATAGCGCGCATACCACCAGCGATAAAATGCGTACTATCCGCTTTGAGCGGTTTGTGCGTTACAGGGTCACAAAGTGAAATATCATAGCTCATTTTTCTTCTCCCATTCCTTGCACCCGCGTTCGTCCCACACGAAGTCTGCAACGTGTTCTGACTGGTCGTTCACGCACACGCCCTCCGGCTCTGCGTACCATTTGCAAGAGCCACAGGACGTCTCAGATTTGTTCTTACAGGATTCTGCTGTGCATCGGATAGCCTTGCCAGCAGAAAACTGCTTGATGCCCATGCAAGAGCAATGTTCTGTGGTACAGTAAACATCCATTATCTCTCCTCTCTCTTTCTCCTTCTGTTGGCGTTGAACCGTCCGATCACTCTCTTATACTCCTCATAGCACTCCGGGCACAAATCGCCGGTGTCCCTGCGCCATCCCCAGCCTTTGAAGTATTCGTCAGGGTTCATCACCCTGCAGCCCAGAACTGCTCCGCAGCGGTCGCATACTCGCTTGTGGTAGATTCCTCTGTCAGTTTGCATTAGTCGTCCTCCCCAACATCCTTGAACAAGATTTCTTTGTCGGCTTTCCAGTCTTTGATTTTGCATGGAATGTCCGTGCCTGGCACAGTCTTTTTCAGCCCATCCATCTGCCAGACGTTCCATGAGATGGTGTCTGCGATGCAATCAAGAAAAATGGGCATGAAGCCAATTTCCAGCTTTTCAGCATCAAACCGATACCTAAAATTTTCGATCAGCGTCAGAAATAGGTTGCACCTTGCCAGCAAGAGGTTGTCTCCCTGCCACTCATAGCCGTATGTCGATGCGTAGGCACTGATTGCCCAGCACATCCACATATCGTAGTCATGGAACTGCTCTGCCAGAACATTTAGCTTCCTATCAAGCAGACCGATTCTGTCCGGCACGGCGATCATCTTCCCTGTGGTGGTATCGTATCGGCTTGTCAGGAACGGCGCTTCTCCGCAGGTAACTTCAAGACAAGTCTTGTTGATGTACTCCTTCCAGTCCTCGCCCTTCAGGTCGTTTTCGGCAACGTCTGTCATCTTTTTACAAACCCAAGTCGGCGTAAACACCTCTGCTTTCTTGCTGGTGCGCTTCTTCTGGTCTGCAAGCCGTTTCTGCACACGAGGAACAAGTTGAACCTTGCCCAGCTGTTCCAGCGTGATTTCATCCGCAAAGCCAACGCCAAGCTCAGGCGGCGGGTCTGTCGCCCAAATGATGTTCTTTCCTGTCGTGTGGTCTTGCAAGAGGATAGGCAGAAACGTGCGTAGGCATGGGTCGGAGAAGTCAATCAACGGGGTCAGGGGTGTATCCATTGTGGTTGCTTCATTCTTTGATTTCTTTCCCATTCCATTTCTCTCCAAAAGACGTTTATGCGCTTTTTTTGTTCGATTTGTGATAGCCGAAAGCCCTCTGACTGCCTACATTTTGTGATGCCAACAATGCGGCTTGCATAGTGCTTCGGACAGCAACGCTTGCCGGGAATTTGTGGTTCATCGCAATAGGCGCAAGTGCCAGATGTCCTTCTGTATTCCTTGCTGTTTCTCGCTCTCTTTTGAGCATCCTTTGTTCGGCACTCGATGCAAGAGCGATAGCCTTTTGACATCGGACGTTTCAGGCAAATGGTGCAAATTCCTTTCGCAGCCAGCCTTTTGCGCTTTTCACGTTGTCGCTCATTGCATTTTTGCAGATACGCAGCTTTCATTTCGCTTGAAAGGTTTTCGTATGTTTTCGTGTGTCTTTCGAGGTCTTTTGTCAAACACTCCGCACACGATACTCTGCCCGGCATTGCATCGTTCTGACCGCAATGGATGCAGATGTGATGTTCTTTATACATCTGCCGTAACGCTTTGCTGCTCATTTTCCGTCACGTCCTTAAACTCCACATCAATCTCTTTTGGCAAAGCCGTCTGGTACTTCTGGGCGAGCTGCTCTGCGCTCTGGGCATCGCCCAACGGTTGTTCAGGCGGTGCAACGGTAACTTCCACGTTGTCACGCATACCAAAGTAGTTCTTAGCTCGGAAAATCCACTCTGCCGGATTCTCCTGACCGTACATACCGTTGTACGCCCACATGGACTGCATTTGCAGAATCAGCTTCAGAATGTACTTCTGCTGCAAGCTGTCGTCACGGCGCTTGCCTGTCATAATCTGTCTCAGGCTAGGCCATTCGATGCCCAACACCAGTGCAATCCATTCCACCACAGGGGATATTCTTGCTTCGATGCAAGCGTCAAAGAAGAAATCAAGGCGTTGCTGCACTTCAATCGGGTTGTTCATGTCCACGCTCGGAAGGTCGCCAAAATACTTGGCTGCAATCATGCCGACAACTTTCTTGTCCTCTTCGTCACCAATTCTCGACTGCAAATCGCCTGTGTTCATCATCTTAGACCTCGTGATCGCTAACTCCTGCTGTTCTTTCACTTTTTTACTCACCTGTGATCGGATAGACTTCCGTTTGTTAAGCATCTGTTGCTTCTTCTTTTCACGCTCTTTCTCACGCTTCGCAGCGGCTTGCTCTTTTGCCTTTTGCGCTCGCTTCTCACGCTTTTTCTTTTCAGCTTCGGTCAGCGGCGGTCTGCCACGACCACGCTTCGGGGGTGTTGCCAAGAGTTATCACCTCTTCATTTTCGTTTCGATTTTATCCAGCTCGGTTGCAATCCACCAGACTGCACAGCAACCGTCCAACTGCCGCCACCAAGCACACTTTTCTTTCTCACAGACGCACCGACCAAGCGGGTTGCTGGTCATCTTCATTGGGCAGTAAAGTTCGTTGTCCATCAGTACTCCTTTTCGATATGAACCTTTGCAATTCTGACCATCGTATTATCTTTGAAACACGCAGGTCTGCCGTTACTGAGAAACACGCAATTATACGTTATTGCTTCTCTAAATAAGGAAACGTCCGTAATACTATTTATTCTCATTAAGAGGTCTTTTTTGTAATAAAACGGTTCTCCAATCTTAAGCGAATCAAAACGAACCACCTGATTATCACGCTCTCCACGAATTTCCATCTTTACCTCCCAAGAAATACAAACGCCCACTTCATCCATTCTGGAATATCTGCGGAAAACAACCCCTTATACATAAAGATAGAAAGTACGATAGACGATACTGCCGTGACTGCAATAAAAGCGATTACAACGCCTTGCAGAATCGCAAACTTTCTACGGCTTCTTTCCATCCTCTTTTCAATGTCATATCTGTTCATGTTTTTACCTCCACCCCATCGCAACAGCCGTGCAAGCGACCAGACACACGTTGACGAACAGCCAGACGAGCATTGCCTGCTGTTCTTCAAACAGCCTGTCTGCCATATCTTTGATTGTCCGTTCAGACCGAACTACTACCGCCAGCAGGACTAAGCAGACCAGCCAGCGAGTTGCAAATTCAAACATTGTTAGCTCCACCTTTCTCTCAGCTCTTTTTCGACCTGTTCTGACTTTGCGGTGATGTAATCAGCAAACTCGTCAGGCGTCATGTCCTCGTTCTTGAACTGCCCAACCATCTCCCAGTACCTGTCACCGATGCGGATGATTTTCTGCACCTGTTCATCGGTCAGGTCTGCATCGCACCGAAGGTTCTGAATCAGTGCGCCCCATGTGGCGGCTATGCCATCCAGAGCCATGTGGAAGCCGTACAACTGGTTCTGCCGTGCGATTTTGCGGAGGTTGGTCGGCTTTACTTGTTTGCCACACAGAGGGCAGTTTCCGAATTTATTCATCCGACTGCTCCTTGTCGGTGGAAAGTTCAAACGTGACTTTCAGCGTTTTGCCACCACGGACTTTCCATGCCTTTTGAATTTCGGTCTTGTTTTCACGCATCATTTCCGTGACGAAATGCCCCATGACCGCTTCGACAGCTTCGCTTGTCACATCTGACTTGTTGCGCCATGCCTGTAAGCCATCCTTGCGGGGTGGGGCATAAGTCCCAGCGTAGACATTTCCAAACAGTCCGCATCCAACATGATATTCAGTCATTTTTATTCTCCTTTGCTTCAAGGCGAGAAAGCCAGCGGACTTCCTTTTCGTACTGCATTTTCCGCATCCGATCAAAGGCTACATCGTCCATGTCCAACGCAATAATGCAGTTCACAACGTCTGCGTACTCTTCTTCAAATGCGTTCCGGCACTCTTCAACGCTCTTCGGTGTCGGGTTCGTTCCATCCAGCGCACGGCGCAGCTTCAACGCAGCCTGTGCCAGTTCGGACGCTTCTTCTGCCAACTGCGCCAAGATTTCGGTCTTAGGCAGGATGTCTGAAACTTTCTTACTCATTTCTGTTCTCCTTTTAGCCAGTCGTTCAGCTTTGCCATGCAAGAGGGGCAAAGAAGAATGCCCCACCCTTCTTCCCCGTCAATTATTGGCCGAACTTCAATTTTCCTATTCATTTTGTTCCATTCTTCAAGCGTAAACGTTTCGCCACACCTATCGCATACCATTGTCATTTTTATTCTCCAATCTTTTTATCAGCGCATCCACGTCATACCGCCAATGGACACGCAGCCTCTTTGCTTTGACCTCTATCCCTTCTTGCTCTGCCCACTGCCAAGGGATGCTTTTGCGGCTCTCGTTGTAGCGGAACGCCAGAACCTTGTTGGCAGGAATTGCAAAGGTGCGGTTGACCGCCCTGTAATTGACTATCACATGGGCGGTCTGACCGCTGTACCCCATTGCATCTACCATGTCCGTGATGTGCTTTTCCTTGCGGTATTTGCACTTTGTCTTGTCGTACTTTCCGAACACCTTTTCAAGAGGGATAGAGGGCGTTTCGATAGTTTTCAGTTCAAACAGATGGTTCATCGGGTATCGGTACACAAGGAAGTCGCAAATATTGTCGATGGAAAAGGACAGGTTCTCGTTGCCGCCGTAGTAGGTAGCAGCGCTGTCCTTCAGCCGGTAGCACCACGCATCGGATGGGATGGATGCTTTGAAGTCTGCTTCAAACTGCTTGCCGGTGTTCATTCGTTGCCCTCGATTTTTTTGGCTTCTCTGATACGCAGTCGAGCAAGTTCGCTATTTGCATATCGCAGTTGCCAGCTACCAAACCAGCCTTTGTGAACAAGTTTTCCGGCGCAGTAAACAAACTCCTGCTTCATCAAGTCATCAAGTGAAATGATGTAACCGCCCGGCTTATACTTTCTTTTCATCCTTGTTCACCTCTAAATTCATGGAATATGAGTTGCCTTGTCAGCAGGTTTTTCCATTTCCTTCATGATTCGCTTGTGTTCTTCAGTAGTCATGTTGTTCGGAAAGAAACACCTGTCAACAATCTCAAACGGCTCAATATAATGGTCAAGAACATCTCTTGCTTCTTCTCGTGCCTTTTCGGCACACATTTCGATGTAATCATCTTCTGTCATGTTGTAATCTGTAATGCAATCCACAACCGAAGAAAACCTGCACAACAGACCATTAGGCTGTCTTGCAACAAAAGCTCCCATTTATCGTTCACCTCTAAATTCACTCCCGAGAAACCGTTTCTTGCCTTTTTCCCGGTGCTTGTCCTCATAATCACGGTGGTACACGCTCTGGCTGTGGTTCAGCTCATGCACGAAAGCCTTGCGCTCCTCAAAGTTTTTCTTCTCCGCCTTGTATTTCTCGCAAGTGTCGTGGCAAGCTGTTCTGCGTGATGTGCAGTTGAGACAACAAGTAATCATTCTTCGCCAAATCTCCTTTTTGTTACAGCCATCAGGAACTCTTCGATTTCGCTTGCCCAGCGTGCAGTTCCCTCGCCGTATGCTCTTTGCCAGACCAAAGGGAAACCACCCAAACCATCGAACAGACTGCCAAGTGTAGGCCTTTCTTTCAGGTAAGGACGCATCCTCTGCACCAGCCAAAACCATTGTGGCAAAGCGATTGAGTTGCCCAAAGCCTTGTACCGTGGGCTGTCAGCGTACTTGTGTTTCTTGCCCTTACTGTCTGTCCAATCACCAATGTCCGTCCATCCGTCTGGGTAGCCTTGCAGGCGTTCGCATTCAACAGGTGTTAGGCGGCGTACAATCCAGCGGATGGCTTTCTCTGCAACCAGGCACTCGCTACCGTTGCCAATGTTCCCTGCTTTCGCTTTCAAAGTTGAGCATTTTTCGCTTTCCTTGTAGTGACTGAAAGACTGTTCGTTAAAGGTCTTGCGTTTGATAGCAATGGCCGTGTAGTCTGTGATTCTGTTTTCGTGGTCGCCTGTTATGGTTGGACAAGTTCTGCCATCGCCGTTTCCACGAGCATCATAAACAACAGGCTGAAACAATGTCTGGTCTTGGAGTGTTGAAAGCGTTGCGCTTTTTTCGGTTTGTACCAGCGCACCTTTACCACCACCGGCGCATCCACTACGGATTTTCAGGGTGTAGGAATTGCCCCCCCTATCACGTCCATAAGAGCTTGCCTGAGAATGTCCGGGAGTGGCTTCCCACGCCTTGATGCTCTCGCTAGGATTCCCTGACAGGCTCGTGCGCTCAAATAATATTTTTGCGGCACGTTGCCCTCCAAAATCTGCGACAAGAGCGATACGTTTTCTACGTTGGGGAACTCCCCAATATTGAGCGTCAAGCTGTCGCCAAGCCAGAGACCATCCGTTTCCAGCGATTGCTCCGGCTTTGCTCCATCTGCCCCCCCTACCCGAAGGTCGAGAAATTGAAACGTCTGGCTGTTCCACGCGGGCAAGTTCTTCCAGCACGGCTCTGAAATCTTCTCCTCCGTTGGAGCTGAACGCTCCGGGCACATTTTCCCAAACAGCGAAAGTTGGATACATTCCATTGGTGGCTGTCCTCATTTCCTTAATGATTCTTGCGGCATCCAAAAACAGCACGGAACGGTCGTCGTCAAATCCAAGCCTTTTTCCCGCCATAGACAAGCCCTGACAAGGACTGCCGAACGTGATGCAATCCACGGGCTCTATCTTGTCGCCGTGAATCTTTGTGATGTCGCCCAAGTGTTTCATCTTTTCAAACGCCCGTCCAGCCAGATAGCGCAGCTCTTATATAAGGTAGGCGGTCAGGCTCTAATTAGCCAATGCGTACCATTTGAATCAATCCCAGTCTTGTAATTTCGCTTCTGGCGTTCGTTCAAATAGCCGTTATTCTTTCCCAAAAATTTTGAAGCGGCTCTTAATGTTCCAAAGTAATGAATTTCACCAGTTGGAGATATGAGCGCGACATCTTTACAGCACTTTTCAAAAAGGCCTTCTTGGAAGCCCTTCTTTACGTTTTCTCCAATAGTTACCCATTCCAAATTTTCTGGAATGTTGTTTGACGGATTGCCATCAATATGGTTTACTGTCAAATTTGGTTCGTATCCATCAACCCAAGCCATAGCGACAAGCCTTGAAACCAACATAGTTTTATGAGAGCCGCTTTTCCAAAGTTCAACTCGTTCATCTGCGTTCCCTTTTGAGTCTCTGTATCTTCTTTCTGTTTTCGGCTTAATAATTCTTGTTTTCCAAACTCTGACTTTATACCTTGCAGAAGATGTTATTTTACCCGGTGCGCTTCTGATTCTTCCAAGATTCGATGCTTGATAAAGCCCCTCATATCCCGGAATGTCTTTCCAAAGTTCTTCCATCAATTCCTTTCTCGCCTTTTGTTCCGGTAGCGTAACCGTTAGTCAAAAGGGAGCGAACCATCGTCCTCGTCAATCACAGAGAAGTCATCCGTGTTGCCCTGAGAGTAGTTCTGCGGTGCATCCTGCGCCCGATCGGCGGGCTTGCTGTCAGACTTGCCACCGCAGAAATCAACCTTGTTTGCCATGATTTCCGTTGCGGTGCGGTTGCTTCCCTGCTTGTCGATATATTTTCGGGTCTGGATGCTACCAGTCACCAGAATCAGGCTGCCCTTCTGGAACCACTTGGAAACGAACAGTGCCGTATTGCCAAATGCGGTGCAGTTAAAGAAGTCGGTTTCTTTCTGGCCGCCACTCTGACGGTCGCAGGCAATGCTGAACGTGCAAACATCCTTGCCGGACTTCGTGACCTTAGCTTCAGGCGTGTGAACCAGACGCCCCTGAATTGCGATAGAGTTAAGCATTGTTTAGCCCTCCTTCGGCTGTTTCTGGGCACAGTCCCAACACAGGACACGCCCAAAGCGTTTCTTTGTGCTTCTTGCAGTTTCCAGCGGAGTGACGGTGCGGTTGTTGTACTGAATAGGCTGCAACTGCTTTCCGCAGCAAGCGCATGGGGGAATGGTTTCCGCTTCCGTTTGCTTCTGCGCAGGCTTGTTTGCCCTGCTTGTGGTCTGCTTCTGGTACTCGTCCGTGTCAGCGTCCTTCGTATCGTCAATGCAGAACAGACCGTTCAGAGCGTACTTTCTGGCGTAGCTGCTTGCAGTGCCGGTAATCTGCGAATCGTCCATTCCCTTCTTAAACTCAGGCTCACGAGCGTATGCAGTCACCGTGTAAGTGGCACCATCCTGCGATTCAACTGTTGCAGTGGCCTCGATATAGTGCCAACTGTCAACGATAACAGGCTTGTCGGAAAGCCGTAGCACAAGGCTATGCGCTTTCAAAATGGGCTTGACCGCTTCGAGAATGTCCTCGCAGGAACGGTACTTGTAACCGCCAAATTTGTTCATCTGCCCTTTGGGGGCTTTCAGCTCTGACTGAACAGCCATCAGAGCTTCATGGATTTTGCTGTTATCCATCAGTTGTTCTCCTTCCTCGCTTCTTTCCTCACTTTACGGCAAGCCGGGCAACGCTTGGGCAGTGCCATGTTATGCAATTCAAAGAAAATGCGTTCTGCACGAGAAATCTTGAATACTTTTCCGCAGTCACGGCAAGTTTTCTCAATGCTTGTGTCCTCGTCCCACGAAGCTCTTCTTGCGGCATCTTCTACAGCAAACGCTTCATTAAGGCTGTCACAAAAGCTCCTAACAAGCGTGTGCTGCGGTGCGTGACCGTTCTTGCGAAGCGTTTCCTCCAAGTTGTTCCTTTCGCAGCTTGCGCAAAGAGTTTTCGTGCTGTTCGGAAACACTGAAAAAGGCTTATTGCACTTTTCACAGTGCTTAATTTCTTTCTTGTATTTACTCATTTTCTTTCCTTTCTTCGGATTCATTAGGCTTCATTATTCATACTTCGGCTTAACTTGGCTGTACAAAATCAACCAGCCATCAGGTCTTCCAACTGCGCACGGAGGTCTTTCAGCTCTGCTTCCCTGTCATCAATCTCGGACTGCAAGTCCTCAATCGCTGCCAGCCGGTCAGCTTCTTTGGCTTCCGCTTCCTGCTCACGGGTTAGGAAATACACGCCGTCATCCGGCTCTGTCACGCCACCGAATCTGTCAAGGTTAATCATTTTTCGACTTTCCTCTCTTGCGCTGTTCTTTGATTTGCAACGCACTGTGCCACTGGTCTTTGTCGATTTCAATGGTAGACCACCGGTAGTTACATACAAGGCACTTCTTGCGTCGAGCGATGCTGTCATAGTCTGATCGGCTATCAACCGTTGTGATGTTGTCACTACCGCACATCGGGCATTTCATCGTGCATCCCTCCACTCGTTGGTGTGGTGAGGAATGCGTTTTACTTTGTGATTTTCCCGTTCGATACGTTCATTTTCAGAGCTGACCCCAATGGCGCACAAGACGAGTGCTGCGGCGAGGAAGCTACACGAAAGGAAAACGTATCCAAACATTGCTACTGTGCTCTGACTTTTCTGGATTGCATCGCCACATCCTACTGAAAAGATCGCTAACGCGATTCCAAGCGTACAAAGGACATTAGCTTTCAGGCTTTTCACTCTTATTACCTCCAAAACTCAGTATCCATGCCGTAGCCATTGCCATAGATACCGTGATGATTCCACGGGCAGCTGATGCTCCTACCAGAATACCGATGTGATGCACAATCCAGAAGTTCAGCAGAAATACCGCCAAAACCACTGCCAGTGCTATGCCCCACATTAGGGCAACTTCAATAAACGCTTTCATCTTGTCTCCTTTCATTTTTTGCCATTGCAAATCACGGCTATACCATGCTTTGCCTTTGCTTTTCTGCTCCTGGCTACTCAATTCCTTAGCCTATCGTTTCTATTCTTTGCCGTTGCCTCGCCTTGCCCTGCATTGCCTTTGCTTATCAAAGCTACGCCTTGCATCCATAGCCTTTGCTCTCCCCAACTTTTCCTTGCCATTCCATTGCTCGTCTGAGCCTTGCTTCGCCATGCCTTTGCAAATCTCATCAAATCATCGCATTGCCATTGCCTCACCATACTTCGCTTCGCATCGCCCTCGCTACAGATTGCCTTTCAATGCTATTTCTTTGCAGCTCCTAGTGTTTCCTTGCCTTGCCTTTGCGCCACGTCTCAAAGCCGTGCCATGGCCATGCTGTTATCAGCAATTCCGAGCTGTGCCGTTGCGGAGCGAATCATATCGTGTCTATGCAATTCCATTGCGTATCTGTTCAATCCTTTGCATTGCCTTTGATACGCGGTTCAAAGCCACACTTTGCCATTGCTTCGCCTTTCATTGAAAAGCTGTGCCTTTGCACTTAGTTCAGGATTTCGTAAGAAAAGCGCCCCTTGCCGGAGTTTAAGTCCCTCGCAATTTTACTGTAAGAAATCTTGAGTGTACGAGATGCGCTACGGATTGAATTGTATTTTTCCCCTGTTTTAATATCCTTTATTGGTTTGCAGTGTGAATAGGCATAATTTTTGGGAATGTACCCATCTTTCAGCGCTTCTTTTATACGATTTTCTGCGTACTCCTTTCCTTTAGTTTCAGTCCATACTTTCAGAGATCCTCTCGGTATACCGGTTTCTTTTTCCCATTCTGCACATGGAAAAGATTTTCCATTTACAGTCAAAACAATTGTGATTCTGCGGTTGTTGACATTATCTTGACGAGTTGCCCACCTACAATTTTCAGGACAATAGTTTCCATTGTTATCGATTCGGTCTAAATCAAGTCCTTTAACCCATCCAGACGATAATGCCCATTCGCAAAAAGGCTCAAACTTCTGCCATTTGTTGCAAACTTGTATTCCTCTGGCTCCGTAGTTTTTATACGCAGAGCATTTTGGGTTCTGTGTGCGTTGTTTCATAGACTTCCACGCCCAATAGATTTCCTTATTTGCCTGTCTTAGCGTTTTTTCTCTCATTGTTTCCACTTATGATATTTCCTTAATCGTTCAAAATATCGTATGTAAACTTCCCGCGCCCACTGTTGCGCCACTGTCCGATACCACGCAGAGCGCCGTAGTCCAGCCACTCGAGCACAACCTTCTCATGAGAATCGTCCAGAAGAACGATTTCAAACTCGCAGGTAGAACCATCGGGAATCTGCTCGCTGTTGGCGAGGCTCACCCTCTCGCCCTGCGCCGTCTGTGCGCGGAGAGGGCGCTGACACTCGGTAATCTCACCGTTTACATGAATGGGAATCATACGGGGCTGAACAAAAATCAGACCATCAATGACCTTTTTGTAGGCTGTCAGCTTGCCGGATTCGTTGACGGCTTTCTTCTTGCCGGTTTCGGTCTTGCCGCCGATGCGGGAAAGCATACCGCAAGAATCCTTGAAGAAGCCCTTAATCTGGTAGTCGTACAAGATAGGCTCGCCGTTCTCGTTGCGAGGGAATACGGTCATGCCCTTATCTGCCACAGCATCAGCGCCCAAAGCGGAAACTTCGTCCTCGATAGTGCTTGCATCAGGGGACTTGCTGGCGATGAACTCTCGCGCAATGTTCTGGTTGCTAGGCCAAGTGCCGAGAACTGCTTCGATGAATGTAATTCTTACTTTGATTTTTTTCATTTTTGTTCACTCTTTCTTTCTCGATATGCTCCAGTCTTAAAGGTTCACGCTTTTGCCAGCGCTTCTGCCACGGACTGCTTTTGTTGAAGTTGCTTATTGCTTTCTTCATCGTTTGATATCCTTCGCTTGCGTTGGATGTGCTCCAGCCGGTCTTTCTCCCGGCTGTGCCAGCGAATTTCTCGCTTGCCGTAGTATTTACCGTTCATCAGGGGCCTTCACCTTTCCCTGTGCAAGTAAAGTACTGTAATGGCCGTAGCTCATGCCATATCGTTTTGCGGCATCGTTCATCTGTCGCACGGTATACTTTGGAGGCTCGTGCTTTTGAGGTCTCGCACGTTCTGGCTCCTGCACATCCCAAGTAATTTTGAACTCACCAGATGCTTTTAACTCATTCAGCTCTTTTTGCTTTTTGGCTTTGTACTTTTTGGTCAAAGCCTTGTTTGCATCTGCTGCGCATTCAGGGTGATACTTCTGAGACCAGACCTTCCGAACCATTGGCTTCTTGCACCAAGCGCATAAAGCCGGTTCCGGCTTAGCCTTAATTCCTTTCTTTATAAGAGCCTGCCGTTCTCTGCGAACAATGATTTTACATTCTTCACAGTATTTCTTGCACGGATTTACAAGGCCAAGAAAGACACCGCAGCGCTCACAGTACTTTTCTTCCACGCTGCATCTCCTCTTTCAGTCTGGCTTCCCGGTTATGCCTTTCAAAGCACTGGTTCAGCATCTTTTCCATCCAAAGAAACTTGTTGGCATCGTTTCGGGACATGCCAGCTGCCATCGCCAGTTTTAATTTGCGTTTGCGGCTTTGCGCCTTGCGAAAATTCGTCACCAGCACTCACCAGCCTTGTCCGTGATGAACTTCGGGACTTCCCGGCCTGTGGCAATGCACAGTGCAACCAGCCTTTCGACCCAGATGTCACGCAGTCCTTTTTCTGTCATATAGCACTGACCAACGCTAGGCTCTCTGAAATCGTTCCAGATCGTCAGCCCGGCAGCGCCATCAGTGATTGTCCAGATCATGCTGTAACCATCGTCGCACAGATCGAACAAAATTTTTTGCGCCCTGATTTTGGTTTCGTTGAGCTCGCAAGCTTCCCAGTGCTTTTTGCTGCTTTCTTCGTAGGCTTTCACAGCCTCGTCAATGGCAAACTTCGCATCGTCCGGGTGCTCTAGGTCTACCTTCAATGTCAAAATCTGTTCCATGTTCAGCCCTCCGCTTTCTTGCTCTTCTCCGTCTTTAAGAAGAAATTAACGAAATAGACTTGACCGATACCCGTCACCTTCGGGGTCTTATTGATAGAAGTGTGCCCATCGGAATGTGCAATGGACGTTTCCTTGATTTCAAACAAGCGAAGTTCCATAGACTTCTGCGTTGGCATATTGTAGTCCGTCCGCTTCTTGTCTTTAATCAAGTATCCGTTCTCACGCATCCACTGGAACAGGCGGTTCTGCCCCATCTGGATGCCGTTCTGCGACAGCAGCTTTGCCATCTCACCAACAAGAATGCTTTGGCTGCTTGCGCTCACAGCGTCAGCGAAAAGCGCTTTCGGCTTCATGGTTTCAATCTGCTTGTCCTTTTCTTCCAGTTCCTCGTGTGCTGCGATCAATGCAGTTGCAAGGAGCTGCGAGCGGGTAAGCTGCGGCTGTTCGGTCAGCTTCTTCTCCATCTCGTTGAATGCTGCGATATACTTGAGCTTCCACTCAAGAGCAGCCTTTCCGGTAAAGCCCATAGCCAGCAGTGTAAAGCCGTCACGGTTCATCAGGTACATGGGGTACTGCTTGCCCCTGTTCTCAAACGTGGTTTCGTAGAACATGGATTTGGTGGCGGAATTTTCCGCCGCCAAAATCTGCCGGATACTCTCCAAAGTGTCCTTGTGTTCCTTTCCGAAGTTCTCGGCAACCTGACGGCTAGACGCTACCGGTTCGCCGCTTTGCATGGATAGCACGATTTCTCTCATTTTTCCTCTCTTTCCTTTACAAGCTCAGCCAGAGCTTCTTTCACCTTAGCTTCCGCATTTTTAGGCTCACGCTTACCGTTCAGGATTTTCCCCAAGTATTCCGGTGCGCATCCCATTTTTGCAGCAAGCTCTCTGATTTCGATATTGTGAACATGAAGCGTTCCTACAACATCGCCTGTCCACTTAGGAAGCAAATTTTTTCTCCTTTCTTGTTCTAATACTTGAACTTTTTGAAAGAATATGATAATATTATGGTGTCAAGCAAAAACATTA